TGATCAGCGAGCGCGTTTCCACCTTCTACGAACTGCTCGAAGAGCGGATGAATCGGGTCATGGGCATTGCCGCCTAACCCAACAACCAAGGAGCCGATATGGCACAGCTATTTGGACTGGCCCGCCTGGGCCGCGACGCGGAAGTTCGATTCACGCAGGCTGGAAAGCCTGTAGCCACCCTGGCACTGGCGTTCGATTACGGGAAGAAGGAGAACGGCAAACGCCCGTCTCAGTGGGTAGACGCAGCGCTTTGGGGCGAGCGAGCCGAGGCTCTGGCGCCTTACCTCCTTAAAGGCCAACAGTTGAGCGTGACGGTAGATGACGTGCACATCGAAACCTTCCAAAAGAATGACGGCACGCAGGGCCACAAGCTGACCGGGCGCGTTTCAAACATCGAATTCGCGGGAAGCGCGCCGCAGCAGAACGGGCAGAGCCAGCCTCCAGCGCACGCAGCGCCACGCCAGCAAGCACAACCGCAGCAGCCAGCCGCACGCCAGCAGCCGGCGCCGGACTACGACAGCTTCGACGACGACATCCCGTTCGCCGACCCCTACCGCGGCGCCCGCTCACTGCTGATCTGAGGATATGACCATGCAAATCAATATGACCAAGCAGGTGCCCGTGGACGTGAAGGAAATTCGCGTGCACATCAAGGTGTGCGACGGGTTCGATGGTGCGTTCGTTGACGCTCAAGGCGAGACGTTGCGCGACTACGAAGGTTACGTGCCGGACTTCTTCCCTGGCGATCACTACGGCGATTACCTGATTCTGAATATCGACCTAGAGACAGGCCAGATCCTGAACTGGAAGAAGCCAACCGCCGAAGACGTTGAAACCTACATCGGCGGCACCTCAGAAGACTGATCCACCCCGGGCGCCCAGCGCGCCCTCCTTCCCGGTACATCCCCATGCAAGAGTTCAAGTACGACCGCGCGCACACGCCGGCCGCACACGAGGCTGCGCGCCAGGAAATAGCGCAGAAGATGGCAGCGTTTGAGACTGCGAACGGGCCAGTGGAAACGCTACCGATCCGCACCGACGACAAGCGCATTCCCTACCGCATCGCCTGCCCTGAGAAGAAGCAGGCAGCTCGAGCCAAGGCTGTGGCGACCAGAAAGGCGCGCTCGGTGGCCGCATGAGCAGGACATTGAAAGGCCGGCTTGTCCGGCGCGAGATCAACGGCATCAGCGAAAAGCTCTGCGGCTGCTGCAATGAGTGGAAGCCGCTGGACGATGATCACTTCCAGTTCATCAAGACGACTGGCGTCTGGCAGTGCTACTGCCGGCCGTGCCTTTACGCAAAGGCTGTAGCGCGGGCGCAGGCTCGAAGGAAGGCAGCATGAGCCAGAACTGGAGAGCAAGAGTCGCCGCCGAGTTCGGCCAGCCGCTGAACAGCCTGATTCAGGGATTCAAGGATGCAGGGCACAGCGTCAACTCAACCGCGCAGATCATCGGCATCAGCCCCCACACGCTTCGCCGCCACTGCGAGCGCGTAGGGATTGAATTCGAGCGAGGCGTGCAGCGCCCTGACAGGCTGCCGAAGCCAGCCCTAGTCATCCAGCCAAAGATGCGAATGCTGACCTTCGCCGGCCAGACGCTCCACCTGCGGGAATGGGAGCGCCGCACCGGAATCAGCCACACCACGATCATTCACAGGCTCGACAAGATGGGCTGGAGCGTAGAGCGCGCCCTGACTCAGCCGGTCGGCCTGATCAAGCCAAAGGGCGGCCGAGACCACTGGAAGCGAAAGGCTGCCTAGCGTTTCCGCTGCCGCCCACCGGAGGCCCCATGCGACCCAAGACCCAAATCTGGCTGCACAAGCCGACCAACACCCGCCACTACATTGCCGGATCGAACGGTGCCGCGTTCCTGATGCAGGCGCTGAGCCGTAACCCGCGCTACGCCACCGAGGCGGAACTGAACAACGCTGCCATATGGAGCAAGGTATGAACGACACACTGAAGGTAGCCGGGCGAATCGGCGCTGAGCTGGGGGCTGCGAAGGCGGAGAACGATAGGCTGCGCGGGTTGCTGCGTGAGCTACGGGAAATCACCAGCGAATACGCACGGGATGCCGATCTGGAATCTAGGGTAGATGCCGCCATATCCCAGCAGGCCGAGCCGTTAGAGCCAGCCACGGCGCAGGATGAGCGGGAGGCGCCGACTGTGGAAGAGCCGACCATTGTTGCTTACGGCGACCCAAAGGCATTCAAGAACCTGCGCATCGACGGCCACAAAGGTGCGCCGTACAACCACGAATGGATGTGGGCAGCAGCTGCGCCTGGCCTTGTTCCGATGATTGAGCTTGACCAGCACAAACGCATCGTCGCCGCACTCACACGCCCCGCGCAGACCGAGCAGCAGCCAGTTGGCTACCAGTTCCAGGACCGCGAAGGCGTCTGGAAACAATTCATGAGCGAGAAGCACTACGAGGATACTTTGGCCGACGGGACCTGGCCGATCCGAGCAATCTACGCCGCCCCCATCGCGCAGACCGCCCCGCAAGGCAAGTTCCGCATGGGCGACCTCGTGAAGAAGTCCACCGGCAGCGAGTGGGTTGGCCGCGTGGTTGGCTGGTACTCGACCGAGCAGACCAAGGAAGGCTACGCAGTCGAGAGCAGCGCGCATCGCAACAGCGTGCAGATTTACCCGGCCAAGGCGCTGGAGGCAGTGGAATGAGCAAGGTATCGGTTGATCGGGAGCTGCTGGACAGCGCGGCGACATGGCTTGAGGTGCACGCGCCAGGTGGCGGCTGCGTTGAAGGCTCAGTGGCGGAAGATTTGCGCGCCATTCTTGCCCAGCCCGCAGAGGCGGAAGGGGCTGTGCCAGTGGTCTGTTATCTGCGCGCATTCCAAGACGGAACGCCGCACTGGACCGAAGACTGCGTTTGCGAAGATGCGGTTTACCCAAACCACGATGGCGACGAAACGTACAGCATGCCCATGGTCCGCCAGGCCGACCACCTCGCCGCCCTGTCAGCCGTGACCGCCGAGCGGGACGGCCTTGCAGCGGCACGCATGGCCTACGCAAACGAGTTTGCACCGGATGAAAACGGCGACCCGGATGTCGGGAACGTGCACGCAAACATCCGCGCGCTGAAGGCCGAGCGGGACAGTCTGCTGGAGCACCTTTCCGCAGCCGTTCGCTACATCGAAACCGGCGATATGCGCAGCCTGAACCTGACTGAGGCACGCGCCGCCCTGGCTGCGAAGGAGGAGTGATATGCGACGACACTTTGAAGCTGCCCTGATCCGACTAGCCGCCTGGATATTGATAGGGCGCAACGTGCATCGATGCAAGGTCGTATCTCGCCGCGATAACAACGACATGTGGTACATGGCCGAAAAGCTGGAATCCATCGCAGACCGGATCAAGAACGGCTACCGCGACTAAAACCCCTAACCCCACCCAAACACACAGCCTGCCGGCGAGAGTCGGCGGGGAGGAGATTCTGCATGTCCGAAATTCAATCGAAGGTTCTCAACTGGATCGCTACCGGCCGGGTCGGCATGAGTTCGCAGGCGATGGCAATGGCCGCTTGCGGGATGCCAAGCGATGGAAGCTATCCGCATGACCCGGATGACCTAAACCGCTGCCTCCTGATGCTCAAGGCGGTGCCAGAGGTGCGTAAACACTTCGACAAGATCGCCGCGCTTGGCGTGGTATGGGGCCGACTGATTGCTCGCTGGGATGAAATCGAGGCTTCGTTTCTGGAGGAAGTGGGCCTCAATTGGAAAAAGGCGAAGTCAGCACCCAAGACCTACGCACTGATGAAAGAAGTGATCGGCGAAGAGCCTGGCGTAGTTCGGTTCGGCGCGATGTCGTTCCGCGTGAAAGCCTAACCCCACACGCAGCAGGAGATAGACATGCAGCACACAGACAAGGCGATAGCAGAGTTCGAGGCGTGGTGGATTCGTCAGCCGTTCCACGAGCAGTTCGTGGACGTGAAGGACCAGATGCGCAATGTGTGGCTGGCGTCGCGGCGGGAGTTGGTGATTCGGCTGCCGCCGAAGCCAGACGCAGACACGTTCACGCGAGTCCAGAGCGCTTACTGGCAAGGCATAGACAAGGTTGCGAGCCAAGCCGAAGCAGCCGGCGTAACGGTGAGGGGGTGAGGGATGGCCAGATATCAGACCATCAAGCGATTTGCAGAGGCAACCGGCTACACTGAGCACGCAATCCGGTCCAAGCTCTCGAAAGGAGTCTGGCCCCTGGGTGAAATCTGGATCAAGGCACCAGACGGCCATGTGCTGATCAGCGTGGAAGGGTACGAAGCATGGGTGGAAAGCGGAATGGAGTCCGGCGCGCGTCGGCGTCCAGCATTGAAATCAGTTTCATGTACGAAGGGTCGCAATGTCGCGAGCGTCTCCCACTTGAGCCCAGCCCCGCTAATCTGAAGCGTGCCGAGAAGCACAAGGCAGCGGTAGAGCTTGCCATCTATAACGGCACCTTCGACTACGCAGCGACTTTCCCCAAGTCAAAGCGCGCTGTAAAGCTCGGGCATCAAACGGGGCTGATTCCCCTCTCCGACTATCTAGACAAGTGGCTGGCTCGAAAGGAGGCGCACCTCAAGGCGTCGACCCTGGACGGCTATCGCAAGATCATCAATGGCGTATTGGTGCCGAGGCTGGGCCATGCGCCGCTGGTGACGCTCACGCGCAAGATGGTGCGGGACGAACTGGCGAAGATGGACGCCTCAAACAAGCGGCTGGCCAATGTGCAAAGCTGCCTGCGGTCGGCGCTGAATGATGCGGTGGATGACGAGCTGATCGAATCGAACCCGCTGGCCGGCTGGACCTACTCAGTGAAGGGAAAGCCCAAAGCAGAGGACGAGATCGACCCATTCACGAAAGAGGAACAGGCGGCGATCATGGCGGCGGCGACCGGCCAATACCGGAACCTGCTTCAGTTCGCGTTCTGGACCGGGCTTCGCACATCGGAACTGGTGGCGCTGGAATGGGGGGATATTGATTGGCTACGGGGGGAGGCGCGGATATCGCGAGGGCTGACCAAGGCGGCCAAGGAAGCGGAGTTGCCGAAGACGGCGGCAGGGTTGCGGGATGTGAAGCTGTTGCCGATGGCACTGGCCGCGCTCGAGGATCAAAAGGCGCACACCTATATAGTCGGCGGGCCGGTCTTCCATGACCCGAGGTACGGCAAACCCTTCGATGGCGACCAGGCTATCCGGAAGTCTTTCTGGATTCCGACCATCCGCAAGGCGAAGGTGCGCTACCGCAACCCGTACCAGACCCGGCACACCTACGCATCGATGATGCTCTCTGCCGGGGAGCATCCAATGTGGGTAGCAAAACAGATGGGCCACAGTAGCTGGGTGATGATCGCCCGCGTCTATGGCCGATACATTCCGAACGATGGCGACACTTCGGGCAGCAAGGCGGCTGAGCTGTTCGGTACGCCGGTTCAAATCCCTAAGGAGGATTCAAATGCAGGATCGTGAATTGCTTGAGCTAGCGGCTATGGCATGGATAGCTGAAGGCTTCCGCTGCGGACAATATAAGTCAGCTGATGAGGCCTCTTCAGATTTATGCAAAGACGGTCGTGTATTTAACCCCCTTCAGGATGACGGCGACGCGTTGCGGCTGGCGGTGAAGCTAAGGATCAACCTCTACCTTGCAGATCAAGGATATGTGACAGCCGGTCTTGCCGGCATCAAAGGCATGCGCGAGGAAGCTGGAAATCATCCAAACGAAGCCGCCCGCCGCGCCATCGTCCGAGCTGCTGCCGAGATAGGGAAAAACAGATAGTTCAGCAACATTTCAGCAACCATACAGCTACAGCCCAGTAAATACGCAGCATGACCGGGGGTTCAAATCCCCCCGGCTCCACCAAATAAGGCCCGGAAACACTGGGCTACAGCAGAAAAGGTTGCTGAAAGTAGCTGAAAATATGTCCCGGTTAGTCGGGGTTTCAGCAACATTTCAGCAACCTTTTTTGTTGTCTGCAGGAAAGCCAAAGTGCCCGTCCGAATCATCGTCTGCGGAGGCCGCGACTACGCCGACCGCGCCCGCGTTTTCGAAGTGCTCGACAAGGTGCACGCCTTGCGCGTCATCGCCGAAGTGATCCAGGGTGACGCACCCGGCGCCGATAGCCTGGCAAAGGAATGGGCGAAGGCGCGCGGCATCAAGCACACCGACTGCCCGGCAGACTGGAAGTCACTCGGTCGCCGAGCTGGCCCAATCCGAAACCGCTACATGCTCACCCTCAAGCCAGATGGCGTCGTGGCGTTCCCTGGCGGGCGCGGCACCGCAGACATGATCTCCGCAGCACAGGAGGCCGGTGTCCCGGTCTACCTTCCCTAGCCCGTCCGGGCAATCTCAATTCCCCTTCAAGGCCTCAACCAGTCCAGCCTTGCCGGCAGCGCACTCCTTGTACATGCCGGCCAGCTCGATATCCATCAGCAGCAATTCGCCCATGTCGACCTTCTCCGGAGTCGGAGGGATCGGCGGGCACAACTGCAGCAAGCCGGCGTCAATTCTTGCGGGCTGACTCGAGGAGCACGCGGCCAGGCTCAGGAACAATGCAGTCGCGATAAATAGTTTCACGCAGCACCTCCGTGCGGCCTTGCTGGTAGATGGTCTTGTTCTCGACGCGGATGCCGGATATCGCCTCAAGCGTCTTGCCGGATATCTCGTTCACCAGGGCGGCAGCGGCCTCCTGTGCCTGGCGGTCGCGCTCGAGGTCATAGGCGACCTTCCAGACGTGCACTTGCCAGCCGACTGCGAATGACAGCGCGGCAACCACGGCGTATGCGATGAGGCGGGCTTTATCGATCATGGCTTGCCCTCGAACAGCGCGCGCTCAGCAGCACGGCGGCGAACCAATCCGGCCAGCGTCTTGCCTCCGGCCTTCACCCAGCGCCCGAACTGCTCCGCGGCGCCGTCATAGTCGCCTCGGTTTAGCTGGTCGAGCAGCGTGGACTTCTCCAGCGCGCCCGGACCAAGGTTGTACGTAAAGGACACCAGCGCATCGAACTGGCCCTGCGTCAGAGGCACCTTGACCAGCCGATCGACGTAGCCCTCGAACCGCTTCACGTCCTCGCGCAGCAGTTCCTCCGCGCGCTCCTTCGTGATCGTGTCGCCCATCTTCACGCCGGCCGTGGTGCCGTAGCCGATGGTTGGGATATCGGCTGGACAGCGATATGCAGACAGGCGCAGCCCCTCGAAGGACTTGATCAGGTCAAGTCCCTTCTGTGATGTGTGCATGATTTCTCCAGGCGAAAAAAAGCCCCGCCAGTCGGGGCTTGGTTATCGTTTGCGGATCACTTCCACCGACCGACACCGTTTACGATGATGGTTTCAGAGGTGGATGCACCTACTGATGTTATGTTGAGCAGTATTATAGGGCTGCCACCGCGCAGGACGTGTGACGACCATGCGGCTAGCGTATTGCCAGAGTTCACCGTGACAAGATTGGCCGATAGCCGAACACGGCCTACTGGACTAGCACCTGATGGCGGGCTGATTTCTTGGTCGCCAGTTGTGGCCATACTAACTGTAGTCGTCACCCAGAAATCTAACCGTCCGTCACTGTACTTGACATAGCCAGAATCAGCGTTTCCAGAACTCTCAACTACGGTTAATTGCTCGTCAGGATTTACTGGGTTTTGCGCAATGTTCTTATAAAGATATCTTGAATATGTTCTGGCCCGGTTATTCTGCTCCCAGTTGACAGACAATCCCTGCGTCTCTGCCAGAGCAGGAAGTCCGATAATGACTGGCCGCGCGCCAATGTTTTGAACCCTCCCCAGCAGCTCGGCGTATGTCTTCTGGAAAAAATCGACCGCAGTCGGAAAGAAGGTCTCCGACGAAGGATTGGCCGCATCGTTCGTGCCTGTATTGATTACCACGTAGTCCGGCTTGTGCGGCGCTACATCGGCATCGAATCGAGCAAGCAAATCCTGCACGGCGTTTCCGCCCACGCCGGCGTTAATGATTGTCGCGTTTGGTAGTTCCGCCGCCAGCTGAGTCGTCAACGGCTCGCGCTGTATAGAGCCCTCAATAAAGCCGGCAACCCAAGAATCACCCAACACCACAACTTTCGGCGCCGACTCAATATCGATTATTCGGCTGGAGCTTCCTGCATCAAAAATTTCAAGCTGGTCAATCCATATGCGGCTGCCTGGTGTGCTGCTGGTTATCTCTACGTGGTACGGTCCAGAGTTGCCTTTAACGCGGAAAAGGAAGTTATGATACTTCGACTCCCAACTTCCTTCAGTAGAGCCGATGGCAATTCGCTGTCCATCATTATCGACAATTTCTAGTTTGACTTGGTGGAGCGACTTCAGCAGCACTCGACAATGCAGGTTTAGGCTCTCTGGAATATCGAACGATATCGTGGATGCCCCATCACCTGCAGCCGATATATCAACCAATGCGGTGCGTCCTACAATACGCGCAACGGGGTTTGAGGCTTCCCCGCCATCACCGTCGTTTGTTTCGTCGAAATACGATATAGACGCCGCGCCAATAGGAGACAGCGCGTCGCTCGCAGTTATCGGGTCGCTGTCAAACTGCGAGAAAAACCGGCGCTGGGTTGTAGGCGTATTTCCTTCGCGGCCTGTCACGCTTGCAACCCGCTGTGCGAGGTAGCGCGTGTAGTACCTGCCAGGATGCGAAGTGTCGAACCAAGTGCGCGCAAGCGATTCAGACGGCGTGACCGACTCGTACAGTCCTGGCCATATGCCAATACTGTCTTCGCTTACTGAATGAATAAAGTGAGGCATGTACTTGCCACTCGGGTAGCGAATGACCAATCCACCGCCTACCCTGAATGGCGTCGTTACCGCTACCGGAATGACCGTCGCGCCGACGCTCGCCGATCCGGAGAAGTTCTGCTCGCCGACATCGCCTATTGGCTCTGACGCAAGCATCCCTCGACCGAAAAATCCTGTTACGTGCTGCTCGACAAGTAGAGGCGTGGGTGTAACCGGGCCTGTCGGAATCGGCCTTTCTTCTAATGCCTCGTCCAGCGCATTGGCCACGGTACGGTTGCCATAGCCAATCTCGTCGGCTCCGGTCGGAGCCGCCAGATCATCGCGCAACGCTTGATCGCCGACATCGGTAAGTAAAGCAGAGTCATCCGCCCATGTACCCGACAGCGCTACCGGGAAGTTCGCCGGCATCTTCACGCGGTATACTGACCCGTCATAGTCGATGAGCTGCGTAGGACGCTCGACTGTAAGCGGTTGCCCATCTATATAGGTCAAGTGCGTGGATTCAAAACCTGCCGCCGCAAGCCACGCTTCGTAAGACGCTTGCCTGTCGCTTTGAGCTTGGTCGAAATCCTGCTCCATCCCTGCCCAGCTTTTGCGCGGCACGCCCAGTCGGTCTGGATACTCCATATCCGCCCCGACGCTTAGCAGGTCCATGTTCTCTGCGTTGTCGTACAGGTCGCGTGGATCAGTCGAACCGACTGCGTTTCCGGTGTTATAGGTCGTCATGACTGCTCCAATTAGCAGAAAAAAAACCCATTGCTTCATGACGGCGCTTCCTTGGACGAAAGCGCCATTATAAAAGCAGCGGGCGGATTAATCCGCACGGCGTCCGTTAGGGCCGTGTCCGGTATGTGGTGTTGGCTAGTTGTTAGGCGTCAGCGGGGACTGCTGCGTCGTCGTACTGGTAGATTTCGGGGGCGTAATTGACTGCTTCGACAGAGGCGCCATCTGTGCCGCTCGGCCTGATATCGGTGATGAGCGCGGGATAACTCCAGCGATCCACTAAACCGAAATACAGGTGAGGCGGCTCAATGCCCCATGAAGTATCGGGCTCGAAGTCCAGGCCAGCGATAGACAGGTGATAGTCATCGATTCGAGTGGCCTGATAGGGTCCAGACACGGTGCCGTTCGGTCGCCGAACGGCAACGACATGCTCGACACCCTCAACCCAGCGCAGCGGCTCGGATGACTCAATGATCCCGCCGCTGTAGCTGAGCATCAGTGCGCTCTGGCAGTAAACCTCGTCCTGCAGCGGCACGTAGCTAAGGTATCGGCTGTTCAGCGCATCCATCTCCGTGCTGAACTGGTAGCCCCAGCGGCGGTACTTCTGGATGAGCCGTTGACGCATCCCAATCCGCCACGCGCGCGTGCGGTCCGTGACGCCTTCGACCTTGACCTTCTCAACGCGGCGGCCGATATCGCCAGGCAGGCGGCACTTAACCGTTTCCTTCTGCCAAGTGATGCCGTCGGTGTACTCGACATCCACACCGTCGAAATCGTCAGGCTTACGAGCTTTGAACTGCCGCGTCAGCTCGTCTGTCATGTTCTGCGGCGAATAGCCTTGCTCGAAGGTCGTCCGGGGCTCGTCACGCACCGGGCGAATGCGGCCTCGATCAATGGTCAGATCAGCAAAGCCCGCCGCCATCGCGTCGGACAGAACTTGCTTGACCGTCCGAGATGAGTCGGCAATGAAGTCGAAGTAATCACCCCGCGCCGCCCATACAGCGCCCAGCCGCTCAAGCTCGGGCATGTCTAGGTCGTCGTCCGTGTAGCCTATCGAGCGTGCGACGTGAGCAATGAACGGGACAATATCGCGCGTCGGCGATTCAACGTCCCAGGTGCCATTCCCGCTGCGCACCGGAAGGACGCGAGTTGCCTCGACCGAAATCAGCTGCTCGGACTTAGACGACAAACGATTTCCGCCGCGAATGCGAAGAGCGATGGTTGTCACGCCCTCATAGCGCTTCTTCACCGGCAGATGCGAGCGAAGTCCGTACCACTGGACCTCATCCGATACGCTGGTATCACCAGATTTAGCACCGACGCGGCGCATTCTCACCTCGGCTCGCATCGGATAAGGCAAGGAGACGCGCTCTGTGTAGCCTATCTGGTCAAGTGATGCTGCCACGTATACTTTCTGCACGGAAGTCCACGATCCTGCTGTGCTGATATCCCTATACTGCAGCTCGATTCGGACGCCATACGCCTCAGCATTGTTGTACTTGTTCATGATGAACAGCCCATTACCGAACATCACATCCCATTCGAGCTCCGTCGCCTTTTCCCCCGGGGGGCAGCAAGCGAAAGGGCCACACCAGTTCCCCTCGACGGTAGATCCGTCTAGGGCGATGCTGGCGGATGTGCTGGAGAACGAATTGAAACCTGGCCAAGCCGCCGGATCAACGCCGCCAGTATCGGTCAGTCTTTCAACAGATATCGACGACGAGCTTGCCGCAGTGATTCGGTAGCGCAAACCGTCGTAACCGATGCTAAGCGAAGCGGGGCCGAGCGGAAGTTCGGCAACAGGCGCTCCGTTCTGATAGTTGAGGGTCATTCTGTCAGGCTCGCCATCCCCGCCAGGCGTGAATTCATCGACGACATATGTGCCGATGGCATCTCCGGCAATTTCAAGCACCATGCCCGCGAATGGGGCTAGCCAAGCCAAGCTGCCTTCAAGGTAATCGCGGCCATCAGCCGAGCCAACTGTGTACGGCTCTTCCGCCTCGATTCGCACGATCATGCCGGCTGACCAGCCTGTCGGGAATTGGCCAGCTCCTGAAGGGATTGTGATCAGGTCCCCGCTGAATATGTATGCGCTAGCCGTAGGGATTGGCCTGACGCTGAATGTCGCCTTGAGTTCCAGTCCGGCCGTTCCGGTGCTGCTAGACCCGACCTCCGGCGCCGAGTGCCACCAGATAGCAGCAGGCTCTGCGGACAGGTCAGCGCCGGGCTGGTAGATCGTGAACTGGGCATCGGAGCCCAGCGAGATCATCGGCGTGTCGCCGACCAGTACCCGGCTGGCCGGAATATCGAATTTTCCCTTGCCGATGCAAAGCAGCATTTCGGCCCATTGCTCGGTCGGTGCGGCAAAGTACCGACGCAGCGGCAGCAGATAGTCTGGGTAAACCTTGCGGCGGCCCGCGATCTCGCGGATGACAGAGTTCGTCTTTACCTGATTTCCACGCGCGGAAACTGTGTCGAGTTCGGCGCCCTTCTTGTTGTTATCCCGCTGCTTCGGCGTCTCCGGCATGAAGAACTGCATGATGCCGATCTTCGAGTGGAACGCCGGGTTGAACAGCAGGTTGAATGTATCGTTCTTCGGCTCCGGGTAGATATCGAGCGTATCGCCCTCAGCAATCACGACCCGCGACCAGTCCTCGACGGACAGCAGTTCACCATTGAGGTGCACGCTGATCGGCGGGGAATCCATGCGTTTATAGCTGCTGACATTGGCAGACAGCCAGGCGTCGAGCGTGCAGCCGGCGGCCTCGTGCTGCTCGACTACCTCGCCGCTCAGCTTGCTCGCATAAATCCTGATCATGTCTTGTCCCTGTAGTAGATGACGCGCAGGTAGCGTGATTCGAAATCGCGGACCCATTGCCAGCGAACCGGAAGTCCATCGCCGCGGATGTCGAGGACAGCCAAGCGGCCATCCACTTCAATGACGACGCCGACGTGCGTCACCAGCCGACCACGGAACACCGCAGCCACTGCGCCGACTTCCGGCTCGCACTCTTCCAGGCAGGAGGAAACCGCCTCGTGAGCCCGGGAAAACTCGCGCGGCATGGTGTTGCGGACGTGGCCCCAAGAAGGCAGCAGCGGCTTTCCGTAGACCTCGTGACGCACCGCGCGAGCCAGCGACCAGCAGTCGTACTCCAGAACGCCGCCCACGACCTCGCCGCGCGCGCCGTCCCGATAACGGGCGCCCATGTACCGCTCTAGCCAGTTCATAGATATTTCAGTCCCGGGGCGAACTCAGAGTCGTAAAGGTCACGCGGCCAGGCCGCATTGATCAGGTCGTAGTAGCCCGCTTCAACCTGCACCGTTGGCCCCTTGACCTGGCCGGACAGGACCGTCATGCGATACGGAGCCTCAGCCGGTGCCGACTTGTCGCTAGCGAGATAGCAGCGGTACGTCAGGATGATTCGCTCTTCAGCCTCAAGCGCCGCGTCGATCTTCTGCTGCGCCTCTCCGGTCACGTTGTCGATCGCGAAGGTGAGCGTCTGGCCACCACTGGCCCCGCGGGCCGGGAGCGACACCGCGATGCCTGACGCGATGAAAGTTACCGCCCGGCTATCCTCGGTAATGCACGCCTGATCCTCGAAGCCGTCGCACAACAGAATGGAATCAGCCCACGCAGCGCACGACAGCTCCAAGGTATTCAGCAGTACATCGCCGCCCGAGGCGTAAACCTGTTCGAGCGCGCTCATTGTGGCCATTCCTCGTTTACAGATTCATCGAACGCGCCCATGAAGGTCTGGTATTTCGATTCTGGCCATTCGCGGTTTAGCGCAAGGTCGATGATGCTCATGCCAGCGATGAAGCCGGGGAAGCTGCCCCAGCCTGGCGCAAGAATCGGGCGTTCGCGCAGTTCAAGTTGAGCGGTAAATTTCCAGTGACTGATACCGACCAGTGCCGGCCCCTGGTAGATATCTGTGAACCGCGCAACGTAATCAAGGATGCCCTCCGGCGTTTTGAGGGGGCACTCGAACCACTCAGAACCAGACTTCAGCGCATCCTCGAACCACGCCTCGAACAGCAGTGATTGGTTGTCGCTAAGAATCCACGACACTGCCGCCATCGTCGGCACCGACGTGAACCTCCGACGCTGCCTTGCTCGGCCGCTCTGCATCTCCGTCCGCTGCATGGGGCTGACGGCCTGGAATGCGTAGCCCTCGCGCAATGGGAGCGGCAGATACTCGCGTGGGTACTCGATCATGAACCGCTCCTTTGCAAGCCATAGGCACGGCTGATGGCCTTGCTGCTCTTACCGTCTGCCATGATGTCGGCTACAAAAATATCAATGACGTTCTGCCCGCCTTCCTGCCGGCTGTTGACCGTCCCGGCCTTACTGGCGTCCTCGTAAATGTTCACGATAGGCGCACCGGTGCCGCCGCTCTGAATGTCAGAAAGCGTCTTGTCGAGCTTCGCGCTTGTATTGGCGGTGGTTACGCGCTCACCTTTTTCTAGGAGCCAGGTTCCGGTTTCTGGAATTGAGTCGATACCGTCATGCGCCATACCGGCCACGGACACGCTTGCGATCGCGCCAACGAGCGGAGCAGTAGCAGCCAACGCCGCCGCCATAGCGGCAGGAGCAGCCACCGGGCCTACATAAGGGATTGCGGCAGTCGATGCGAAGGCGTTAATACCGGCGAGCATGGACCCTGCGGTCGCGTTGGCAACCATCGTGGTAGCGGCGCTGGCCTGGGTCGTCTTCCCGACAATCAACTGAACGGCCTGATATGCGAGCCATTGAGCGGCCATCTCGGCCAACGCGCTAACGACCGAGCGCGCCATCTGCTCGGCCATCTGCTTAGCTGCATCGCTTGCGGACTCAGCCTCGAACACGACATCGGCGAAGGCGTCACCCATGCGAGACGCAAAGTTCTCCACGAGGGAGCCGGAAAGCTCGTCGAAGCTCATCAGGCTGTCTTCTGCCGCGAGCAGGTAGCGCTCCCAGTACGAGCCATTGACTTCGATCATGGCCTCGTCGTGCTCTTGCTGCAGAGCGAGGATTGCCTCGTTCTTTTCCTGCTCAGTCAGCAGAGTCGCATCCATGATGATCTGGCGGCGACGCTCGTAGGACTGCTTAATCTGCTCCTCTTCGCTCATCAGCGAATCGAGGATGGCGAGCGCCTCTTGATTATTTCGCTCCTGCGCCTCGTTGACGGCATCAATTGCCGCCTGCTGCGCGCGGAGTGCTTTCTCTGCCTCCCGAGCAGCCTCTGCTGCCGCTTTTGATGATTCCTTTGCTCTGTCACCAGACCCGAGATCGATATTCAGGCCGGATGTCTTTCGCTCGCTGACAGTCGGAGCCGCAGTCTGCGAAGTGTTGCCGAGATTAGAGGCAAGCTCGGCCAGATCGTATGCCTGGTCCAGCTGAGCACGGATCTTCTCGAAGCTGTCTTTGGTGCTGCCGTAGATGGCATAACCTGTCTCGCCACGCTGCTCCATTTTGTTGAGCAGCGTTTGAAGCCTGGTCGCCTCCTCTTCAAGTCGCTCGATATCCTGGAGGCCGATGCCGCCCATCATTACGGCGACTTCTTCAGAAGCCCAGCGAATGAACGACACCATCTTCTCGGCGCCGCTGATTACCGAGTTGAAGGCGGTAACCAAGCCTGACGCCAGAGACTTCGCAGCCTCAATCGTCTTCGGATCGCGGAGGGTATCAGTCAGCTCAAGCAGGTGAGGCAGGAGATCGGCGGCTATCTCTTGGCCTACGCCACCGGCTACGCGCCCGAGCAGGTCCAGGTCATCGTTGAACTGCTTCGCGCCTGCGATGGTTTCTTCGGAGAGAATCAGCCCGAGGTTCTCAGCCTCATCGGCCAGGCCGCGCATTTCCTTCGCGCCATTACGCAGCAAGGGAGCAAGCAGCGTGGCGTCGTTGGCGATCGCCTCCAGGAAGAACGTCATCTCCTGCTGGTTGGCTCCGGCCTTCTCCAGCGTGTCGACGTACAGGCCAAGAGCCTGCGGGCCGGAGAGGTTGCGGAACTGATCGGCTGTCACCCCGACCTTAGGCGCAACCTGCTCGAAGAAGTCCTTGAGCGGGCCGCCGCCAGTTACGAGGAAGTCGCCAACCTTGTCGTTCACATCCTTGAGGATGTCAGACAGCTTGTCGCTCTCTACGCCAACAGTGCGGGCGCCGTCCGCGAACTTCTGAAACTCAGTAGTTGACGAGCCGGCCAGCTTGGCGAAGTTCTCGATCTCGGCAGCGCTGTTGATGCTGCTTTTGATCAATACAGCCATTGCGCCGGCCGCAACTGCTGTAGCCGCACCAATAGCAGCGCCGGCCGCTGCTGCGTTTTTTTCGACTTGCCGGCGCCACTTCTGCGAGCTGCGCTCGGCTTTGTCCATACCAGCGACAAAGCCACCAGTCTTGGCAATCAAGTCGATAGTGAGGGTGCCCAGTGACTTGCTGGCCATTCAGTTTCTCCGGGCAATAAAAAACCCGCCGAGGCGGGTCTTGTTTGATTCGTACGCTAGCGGCGTGGATCGCCTACTGCGCTGGCTGTGTAGCTTCTGACCGTGCCATCTGGATTCAGCGTCACGGTGAATGACTGGTTGGTATAGCTTGAGCCAGCAAAGCCGACCTTGGCGTAGGCCCATCCGAGGATCTCAGTACCGTCCGAGTTTTTTGAAGTAACTATCGGGCGACCGAAACTGGAAAGAAGATCCTGCTTCGTCGTCACGCCCTCCTCTATTGCTGATACCTGCGCATCAGTGATCGGACGTCCATGGCTTGCGCAGGCGGACAGCACGAAAGCAGCGATTAGAACGATGATGGCGCGCATGGGTTTCCTCCCCTTTTAAAGGGAGGAATGTAGCAGCTTAAGCCCACTCCTTCATCGCCTGTTCCAACGTCATCTCTTCGGGCTCGTAATGAGGCGCGAAGTCCTGCCACTTGAAAGGCGGAGCGTTCTCTTTACGGTGAGCATTGGCATATAGGGCTGACAGCCGGGCCACGGCCTGCTCAACCCTCTGCCCAGTGTCTAGGCTTCCGTGCTTTCGCCGGTATTTCAGCCACTGGATAAATTCCGGGTAAGGCAAGCGGGCCTGAGCCTCGGCTATGGTGCGGCCGCCTATGCCATGCATGACAAGCTCGCACCACACCTCGTCTTCATCTGTCAGCCCGCCGTCTTTCCCATGTTGGTGACCTTGGCAATCACTGAAAGCAGCGCGACAGCAAGGTTTCCGTCGATGGGGCCTCGGTCTGGCTCAGCCTCGCCAGTGATATCAGCAACGGTGAAAACCGGAGCGCCTTTCTCGTCACAGATGCACGAGGCAATACGCCCGGCAACAGCGTCACTCTTCTGGCCGGCGGCGAGAAGATCGGACTTCGCGGACAGATACGACAGGGGGCGGACATACACAGTCGCCGTCAACTCCTTATCGCCCTGCTTCCACGAAATTTCCTGCTCAACCGGGGCGCCGGTAAAGGCGCCCATCTCCTTCAGGGAGTCAACAGAAAGCATCATGGCGTCAGCACCTTACGAATCCACGCAGAGCCGCCGGACCGCTGGATAGTGGCCGCAGTCGTCACTACGGTGTTGGCTGCGAAGTCGAACGGGAAGTCGGAAACGTAGCCGTCGAACAGGAACCAAGTGCGCGTGGCCGGAAGCTCGAAATCATCGCCATCGACGTTCAGGGTCGGCGGGATATCCTTGCCATCTGACCAGCCCACGGCCCACTTGATGTTTTCGATGCTGTCATCTTCGCTGAGCTGGTGAAGTCGAACGTGCGAGGCGTTGCGCGGATCAGCGTTGAGAGTCAGCGAAGCCTGGCCGGGTGTGCGAAGGCCGCGCAGATAGCTTCGAACTGTAGCGCTTAGGCAGGTGTCTTCGATCTGATCCGCTGGGTTGCCGCCCGGCGTGAATGCGGTAGCGCATTCGATCTCCAGAACCTCGAATACGGCCGGGTTGGCCTCCGTCGGCACCAGCGCGTAAATCTGGGTGCCCTGAGTCAGAATCGACATGTGTGTATCTCCGTTGCGGGTTTCTTGATTGCGCTTTTGCGCAGGCATAAAAAAACCCGCACATGAGGCGGGTTGTTGGGGTGATTCGGTTTATCGGGGCGTCTTCCAGTCCACGTCGAAGCTGAGCCGGTAGCGGCCAGTCTCTTCGTCCTTGGATTCGCCGCCCCAGCGGGTGATATGGGCGCGGAGTTCGATGGAATCGCGAAGCGCAGTACCTACAGCACGCGCCGATGCGCCTGTGGCTGCGTATACGTCGATCTGCAGCGTGAAGCTGTCCATGTCTGGACGTTGGTTGATGTAGTTCTCTGGCGAGCCGCTAGCGAGCTGCCAGACGACGTACGGGGGCGGCGTGCCTTCTGGCGCCTCCCCAAACGGATACAGGCGAACCGGGTCGGTGCCGAGCAGAGCCGTTACGCCAGGATCTGCTGCTGCGACTTGAAAGATTGGCGGGAACATTTATCCACCCTTTGCGGACTTTTTCTTGGCTCGCTTGATTGCGCGATCGACTGCTTTCTCGTACTGACGCACGAACTCATCAACCACTTCGCCGATGTTGTTCTCGGCCGCTGGCCGAAGGTACGGCTGAGCGCGGGCTTTCTCGGTGCCTAGCTCGACCAGCATTGCGTGCGGAGTCGCGCCACCCGGCCCCGTATCAGGGTTTCCCGGCTCAAGGTTGCGCGTGCTGCCCGTCAGGACACCGATACGGAACCCAAGGTCGCCCGTTCGCTTGAATAGGCGCCCATTCCAGCGCATCGCAATGTTCTCGGCGATGCTGCGGCCAGTCTCTGAGTCGTCGATGCGCTGCGCGTTCTGCTTGGCCTTGTCAACGATGATTTGTGCGGCTTTTCGCAGGGCGTAGCGCCCGCCCTTGCGCTTGACGTCATCCGTCACCGAATCCAGCTTGCCGAGCAGCGAATCTAGGCCCGTTATGCTGAATTCGACGGTATCAGCCATCTTTAACGCCCTCGCTGACAGGAATCGTCAAATACTCCAAGCCAGAATCCGCATCAGGCAGCACACCTTGGATGCCGTACACCTTGCCGCGGTGCAGAATCCGCATCGTCGGCAGGATACCCGGCCGGTAGCGAATGACGATTCGCGCCGTAATTTCCGACTGATTGGCCTGAGCGGCGATGAAATCCCGTGCGGAAAGCGGCTCAATCGAGGCCGGCACGTTCTCTGCGAACACTTGCCAGCCAGGAATCATCTCGCCGCTGACCGGATCTTGCGTCAGTCCGGGCCGCTCAAAGGTGATCCGGTGGCGAAGTCGATAGGATAGTGTCTTCATACGCCCATGTTCATCCGGAAATGCTGCGCCACTAGGTCGGCCGCTGTGGTTAGCGTCCTCTTTTCGTCTGGAGATGCGTCATACATGGCTTCAACTCGGAGCTTTATCGCGGCTTTGAGCGATTCCGGCACATGGCCGGGCTCAGTAGTGAACTCAACACGCACAGCTGCTCCGAAGTCGCCAGAGACAATTGATCTGTCGGCGTCGAATTCAAAGGAATCTGCGTCTACGCGCGAACCGTTAATAACCGATGATACAACTGTTACCGTTGCCGGCCAGATCGGCAGCAGGTACGGACCGCAATCCTCAGAGGCCCACCGGTAAGTCGCAACGGCGAGCGCGCGGCCAGTAAAACGCTCTACGGCTTCGCGTGCCGCGGTGATAAGCGAACTGATCAGGCCGTCATCCGCATCGTGATCGACGCGCAAATGGGCCTTGGCCTCTTCCAGCGTGACCGGCTCGACCGTTGCAGGGGTGACGGTAATCAGCATTTACTTGTTCTCGGGTGCGGCCTTTATGGCCTTGTTCGAGGGGGCCTTAGCGGCCTTGGTTTCTGGCGACTTGGCGGGCTTTTGCTCTGCCAAAACGCCTAATTCGACGAGGCGCTTTGCCTCGCTGGGGTCAAGCTCTCGCGTGTCGCCTGTCACGTATGGCTTATCGCCATAGTGCTCGCGCTTCACATCATAGGTAACTTTGTTCGTCACTTTTCACCTCCAAGAGGGGCCAGCCGAGGCCGGCCCCGATAGTGGTTAACCGCCAACGGCCGGTGCAATATCGCCGTAGACGAACGCTTCGGGACGATAGACAGCCAGCGCCAGACGCTCTTCCGCCAGGATGGTTACCAAGTTCTTGACGAAATCGTCCTCGTTCTCGGTAGCCACTTCGACGCGCGCCTGCCAGCGGTCGAACAGCTGGGCACCCAGCTTGAACGCGCCGGTCAGGAACTTGCCGGAGGTGATTGCCTGGGTGGCAACCACTGGCAGACCCCACATGGTCGGCGACGCCACGCCCTGCGGCTGGCCGATGATGTAGCGGCCTTCGCTGTCCTTGGTCAGCTCGATGCCAGCCCAGTCGATCGGGTTCAGCACGTGGCCGGTAGCCGGGAATTCAGCCAGCACGGCCTGCAGCATCGCGAGACGCAGCGTGTCGATGGTGGTGGCGCCGGTTACGGTCAGCGGCGCAGCATAGGCGGTCGCCTGAGGGATGATGCCCAGCAGGTTCTGGCCTGTACCGTCGCCATTCAGCAGCTGCTGCTCTTCGGCATAAGCCAGGCCGTAGCGAAGCTTGCCGTCGATGTAGCTGGCCAGCATGGGCGCGTCGGACAGGATCTGGCGGGATGCCTTGACCCAGTGAGCGATCACCTTGGCGCTGGTGTTCTTCAGCTCGAACTGAACATCAGAGGTCGGCTTGAGCGCGGATTCAGCGACAGGCGCGGCGCGGTTGGTGAAGCCGGTTTCCTGCACGTACTCAAGCACGTTGCCGTCCATGCGGCCGGGAGTGATCAGGTCACGTACAGTCAGTCGGCGCTCTGGCTGCATGATCATGCCAGGCAGGCGGGTGTTTTGGACCAGATCACCAGCGGAGCCAGCGGCATCGGTAGTTGCCAGAGTAATCGTCGCCTTAAACTGCATGTCGGCGCGACCGCGCTGCGAGTTCGATTCAGCCAGGCCCTTGAAGTTTTGCGACTCCACGAACTGCTCGCCGAAGCTCTTATGCTGCTGATGCTCCCGCTCTTCGCCGCGGCGGGCCAGCTTCTGCTCCAACTCATCGACGCGGGCCTTGAAGCCGTTCATCGTGGTCAGGGCGTTGTCGGCCTGCTCTTTCAGGTCCGCGGTGATTTTTTCACCGTGAGCCATCTTGCCAGTGATGTCTTCGCCCAGCTTTTTGACTTCATCGGTGGCTTTTTTGAACTCAGTGGTCAGTTGGACCAGTTGGTTTTCGTCGGACATTTGAGTGAATCCTTATGCTGATTTGGTAAGAATCGCCAGCGCATCGCTTAGCGTTTTTTTCGCTTCGGTGTCGCCGGACTCACTCCGGAGCAACTTGACCAGTCCGCCGCTTGCGATTGCAGTGGCCTGGGTTTTCGAGAAGCCTGCCTCGCGCAGGAACCTCTCAAATTCGGGCAGAGTGGGCAGAGAGCCCTCCTCAAGCGCTGACTTAACCGCATCGATGGTGGCAGCCTCATTCATCGGAAAGGTGACGATGCTGACCTCGAACAGGCGCAGCTCCTTGAGGTTTCGGACGCCGGTCGATTTGTCCCGATCAGCGCCGCGGACGCCGTAACCGATGGACATACCGTCCAGGGCGCCGGCCTTCATCAGCGCATGGATCTCTCGGGCACGCTGCACCTCGTCAACCAGCAGCCGCCCTTCGACGTAAAGGCCCTTTTCGTCTTCGCGAATAGACGTGTAAACGCCGATTGGCTCGTTGCGATCGTGATTCCAGAGAACCGGCGGCATCCGCTTGCGGTCCTCCCATTCCTTAATCGACTTCGTGAAAGCGCCGGCATGAACGATGTCACCGCCGCCGTCTACGTTGCCGAACACGGAACCGTACCCAGAAAAAAGGCCGTCATCGCTGACAGCCTTGATTTCGAACGATACGTCCAGAGTCTTGTGATTCATGGGGTCTCCTCCGGAGCACCGATCTTGTCGATGGTGGTCAGGTTCAGTTGTACGGTGAGCGCGTCGCCGCCCTCGACTGGCGGCAAATCTTCCAGCGCGCGAACATCGTTGCGGCTCATCACCCCGTTCTGAAGCATCTGCGAGTAGAAGGACGACCGCGCAGCAGAATCGGCGCGCAGCAGGCCCTCGACGGCGAACTTCGGCCTGTACTGGTCGCGCTCTTCAGGGAGCAGCAGCTTTTTTGTGATCGCCTGCTCGATCCGCACCAGTACCGGGCGCAGCGAGTAGGTCAAGAAGCCGAGGTTTGTGTTTTCCAGGCTGGATGCCCAGCTCGACGCCTTGTCGGTATGCCCGATTAGCTGAGGAGGCACCCCGAATGCTCGGCAAATTTCCTCAATTCCGAAGTAACGAGACTCCAAAAGCTGAGCGTCTGCCGGGTTCATCCGGATTCCTTGCGCGCTGGCAGGCTCCATTCCAGCCTCCAGAACCATCCATTTTCCAGCGTTTTCAGGCCTTCCGAACTGAGAGAGCGAGTCTCGCAGCCGGTCGCGCTGGTCTTTTTGGAGAGTAGTAGCGCCCGTTTTGAGGAACCCGCCCACTTTCAGGCCGTTCTGGAACTCCCTGGCTGCGGCCCGGTTCGCATCCATCAGTCCGCCCATGGTTTCGGCAGCAAACTGGATAGGTGACAGACCCATGATCCCGTCGAGCGTGAAGCCCTTCAGGTGCAGAATCTCGTTCTCGCTGTAGACAGTAAGCTTGCCGCCCTTGGTGTACTCGTAGGTCAGTTCGCCCGAGTTGCTCCGAACGACAACGACCTTTTCAGGGTTTAATGGGGTCAGCGACACGACACGTCGGCCGTCCCATTCGATAAGTACGAACGAGTTCCCCCACAAGTCCAAGGAAGCCAACTGCGCCTCCCAGAACTCACTCGCTGTCATGTCGGCATTCGGCGAGGAATGCAGCAATCGATAGAGTGGGTGCTGTTTGGCAAGCGACTTGTCTTCTGCTCGCAGGTGCAACGGCAGCGATGCAATCGTCTGCGATCTGAGCCGCACGCACGCCCACACCGCAGACAGCCTCAGCGATGAATCAGGGCCGACCGTGGAGCCAGATGGGGTTGTATGTGAATCGAAAGGCAGGGCCCGCTCGCCGTCTTCCAGGCGGGCGCGTCCGGAGAGTCGGCTCCAGAACCGCTGCCAGAATCCGGGGTCATTGAGGGTTGCCATTAGGCGATCACCAAATTGTCGAGGAAGTCGTTAATGTTTGCCTGGCCGGGAGGATTCGCAGCCATCAGCGACACGGCGTTAAACAGCGCCATCAGTGGGTCGATCTTTGCCGAGCCGCTGGCCTGCTTAGTGATAAGGATTGCGTTGCCCTTAGGCTCTACGCGGGCGTTGCCGCAGCACCAGTTCATCATCGGTTGATCTGCGTGGATCAATCCGCCTTCGGCCAGCTTGCGTTCGGTGGTCTTGATTGAGCCCCCGAGCCGCCAGCCTTGACTGACGCCCACCAGCTTCTCCTGATCAACGTCGCGCACGGCGATAGCCTCTTGAATCGCGCCGATGCCGGCCGGGTCGAGCCCGACTTGATGCAGCAGGCCAGCGGCCTCGATCTGCTCGACGATATCGGCCACCTCGTCTACGTCGTCGCCAATGCGCTTGACGAGCACAAGATCACCAGCCCGCGAGAAGTCGTGAAGCTGCGCAGCTATGTCCTTGCGGCGCTCCAGAACCGATGGATGCGCCCATGCCCGACACCACGCAAGCCATTCGCGGGTTTCGCGGTCGCGGCCGATTACAGCCAAGCCCAGCAAGTCATCCAGGCCGCCGCCGTCAATGCCGATGGTCACGACTTCGCTGCGCTCGATGATGTAGTCCAGCGTGATTGCCTTGCGCGTCTGGACTTCCCAGAACTCTGCGCCCGGCCAGCGGTTGCTGAGCAGGGCTAGGCCGATCTCGACGTTGAGGAACTTCGACAGGAAGCCGCGCACCGACTCCTCGCCGGATTCCTCGGCCTTCGCCAGTTCGCGCACCAGATACTCGCGATCTACCGAGTAGCCAAGGTTCGGGTTGACGATGTGGAAGTTCTCGGGCTTTCGGTGCTCGCCTGCCTCGATCATACGCGGCGGGAACTCGTAGATGACCGGGAGGAATCGCTTGTCGTCAATTCGGCCGTCACGCACACCGCGCGCATATTGCAGCTTTTGCAGGAACACGCCGGCTGGCGGCTTATCCGACTGCGTTGTCAGGTAGATGATGCAGCCTTCTGGGCGTGATGCCAGGCCGCCTGTTGCCTCGCGCAGCATGTTCTCAGCGTTTGGGCTGTTGCCGAACAGGTGGATCTCGTCCACAAGGATGAAGCTGGCCTTCTTGCCGCCAACGGTGTTGGAGTCAGCGGCAACGATCTTGAGCGTTGCGCCCGTCTCGCGGTGCGTGATGGTGCGAACGTGGTCCTGCACATGCAGCAGGTCTGACAACTCTTCGTCGTGCTTCACCATGTCCCGCGCCGGGGCGTAGGCGTTGTTCGCGACCTCGATAGTGGGGGCCAGCACGATCAGCTCAGCCGACTGTCGCCAGTTGCGAATCAACAGCGTCAGCATGATTGCCGCCGCTATTGTTGACTTCGAGTTCTTCTTGGGGATCACGAGCGCGAATTCTTTGATCTCGCGGCGCCCGGTGTCGGGGTTGTACGATCCGAACACAGCGCCCGCGAAATCAGACACCCACGGCGCACACGCTTCGCCAATGGTCGGGCTGCCTGGGGCGTCCACGATGCGCAGCTGCCGCATGACTTCTAGCCCGGCCTGAGCCTCATCAGGGAACAGCGGCAGGATCGGCACGAGCGATTGACCGGCAACGATCCTCTCTTCCCAGTCAGGGCAAGCAGTGGACCATTCCATTCAAATCACCTTGTGTTGTCTACGGCCAGCCTCGGCGGGGCGCTTTGCCCGAAACGGCCTGCCGAGGCCTTCTTGGCGGCGTCGGCCTTCTGGTCTTTCTTGCCCTGCTCGCCCGGCTTGGCAACCGTGAATGCCGCGAGGGCCTTGGCGGCATCGAGGCGCAGCTTAGGCTCGGCTTCGAGGTCGTTCATCATTGAGCGCATGAACTCCAGCGGGTCGCCGGCCTGGGCAGGGATGTGCGGGTCAGGATCAATATTTGGCTGGTCTTTGCGCTGCTGCGCTGCGAACACGGAACGACCCATTGCCGCCTGAACATCCGGGTCTTTCTCATAGCGGGATGCAGCTTGTGCCGCCGTCTTTTCGGGGCATCCGGCCTCGATAGCAGCCTGTTTCTTTGGCATACCGGCCAGCCGCGCATCGGCATACCGGCGCTTCTGTTCAGTTAACGCCATTGTTAACAACCTCGGTTAACGGATGAAAAATCTGCGAATGAGTTGGGGCGCGGTTTCCGGTATCGCAGGTCGCCGAACTCTCAAGGGGCCTACCCCGTCCGCTGCTGCTCCGTCGCGCTCTTGTCCGCGTGGCACCCTTTCTTGATTCGCTGACCGTCAACGACCTCGACGCGTACACACAGCACCTGGCAGTTCTCTTCCACGTCTTCACCGCCCATGAAGAGCGGCACAACGTGGTCAAGCTCGAAGCCTGATGGATACGGGACGACTCTCCCGCACATCGCACACGTTGGATCACGCAGCCATACGGCATAGCGCCGAGCCTGGAGCCTGCGCCCAGTGATGCGCCTGTCTGCTACCACCGCCACCTTGACGGTTTGCGTGTCGGCCATCTTGAGCGTGTTGGGTTTGTGCATCTTGAGCTTAGCCATTCTCTCTCCTCAATGATGCTGCCTGCTCCCGCTCAGCCCCAGAACAGGACTTCCTGCCACTGAACGTGCCAGCCCTTGTATGCGCTCACTCGCCCAGCCTTGATCTGATTGGCAGCCGCCGAGAACTGCGCTCTAGTGCATCCAAGCTTCTTCGCGACGACCGAAACAGTCCCGCTGAACGTCTTCCCAGACTTAGACACCTGATAAACCCTGCCCATGCCAAGGTTTCCGTACGAACCAGTTGCCTTCCTCGTAGCGTGATGGCGATCCTTTGTTGAGGACAACCGCCAGCCGCAAGCAGTGACTGATTCTTTCCGAACAACCCTGGACGCAGTTGCAGCGCTTAGCGCTGTCAGCTTGACGAAGCCATCCTGAGTTCCGGTATATGTCCTGCCATCTCTGTTAACGAAGTTGAATATCTGGCCCTTGCCGCTTCGTATCTTTCTGCGGCCATCATCAGGCGCCCAGCCCATTGCGGATGGCTTGCCGCTGCCAGCAGTAACTGCTGACGTCCACATGCCCCTGTTGCCGCCATGCTCGGCCCACATTTCATGCAGCGTCGCGGTCTTGCGCTCGCCTGTATCTAGGTGGCGCCACTTATATACGGCCGGATTGTAGTTCCCATTGTCCGCGCCCTTTAGCCCGTCTTTCCCCCTGTTCGCATCCCCTACGCCTCTCCGAGCGAGACCGAATGCAGCTCGCAAAACTCTGGTCGGGGTTACCTTCCCTCGCGCACGAGTGCCGGTCATAAGCAGGGCAGCCGCCCACATGTGACCGCCATGGATTTTGGCGAGCAGCAGATGTGCGAACAGATGATCTTCAGGGGTCAGCCGGATCAGGTTTTCCGACTCATTCCCGCCGCCGAGGGAGCGAGGGAGTATGTGATGGCGCTCAAAGTAAATTGGCGCTTCCGGCTGTTTAGCCATACGGTCAGAGATGAATTCTCTGTAGATTCGTGCATAATCCATGCAGCCCGAGCCTCCGATACAGGTTGGGGTTAGAAGCCCCAGCAGGATTGCCGTCCTCTGGGGCTTCGTCATTATAGCGCTTCGCTTAGCAGGAAATCACCTTCGAGCCGTCCATGTAGGTGCTCGGCTCTTCATCCTGCTCACTCTCTTCGCTCAGTGCTTCCACGAGCATCAGTAGCAGCTGGTTCGTCTTTCGCTGCTCTTCCAGTATCTGGGTCAGTAACGATTCCACGAAATCTCTCCCATCCGATGCGCGCCCACTTGGTCATGCGCTCTCGTCGTGCCTTACACCCGGCGCATGCCATGACGCTTCCTCTTGCGTGAGTAGATCCACACCTCTTTCCCGATCATCACAGCGACACAGGCTGCGATGCGGAGTAGCAGGAGGATGGCGTGGAGGCGTTTCACTGTCGGCGCCTGCGCTCGTGCCCATCCCAATCAATGGGATGGCGCAGCACCTTGCTCATATTCCCGCCGCAGCGCATGAGGGAAGCGGCGAGCACGGCCAGTAGCAGGACCAGTGGCCATGCCTGATGCGGAATGCGCAGATCGCCGGCCACGATGTAGATGGCAGTGGCGCCGCAGCAGGCCATGATCAGCGCGGCCATGACTGACACGTCACGACGAAAGCGCGCATCGCCTCTCTGGTAGGTGAACAGACGAACGAACATCACCAGGCAGAGGATCAGGGTTGCGTAGGTCAGAGAGTTAGCCATCTAAGCCACCATCGATGGGCGCGCGCCCTTTCCGCTTCAGGGCTGCCAGGGATACCGTTACCACCATCAGCGATGCGCCGAATGCTGCTGGCGCCGGCATGGTGAATGGCTTGATGCCCCAGGCTTCGATACCGGTAATCGCGGGGGCCAGTAGGTAGCCCATCACGAACGAGATCAGGAAGTAGGCAAGGCGCTCTGGCATCTGCAGCTCTTTGGAGCTGATGAAGTAGATCACCGAGCCACACAGCGAGCCGACAGCAGCTGCGCTATCCACTCCAGCGAGCACGCCGGCAATGCCTGCCCCGAACGCGCCGGCAACTGCGATACCGGTAGAAGTCGGTTCAGCCATAGGGAATGTCCTGGGTGTTGACGAACAAGTCCGGCCTCACATGCGCGTGCGATCCGCCTATGAGCAAGGAGGCAGGCATGGGGCCGGAATAGGTGGAACTGGAATAGATCCCGATTCCCCTAGCGTCCTAGGGGCGATACTCGTTATCGAGTCGCGCAGTGTGCTGCCGATGGCGCGTAGCCGATGGCAAGCAGGCCGGGGATTAGATGGGCGCATGGTGGCGAGCCATTCAAACGGCCTTTAGCGCCCGAAACTGGTATTTCATTGCCGACTGAAGCGCGGACTGGCTTCCTAATCGGCATAAAAAAACCGACTCAGTGGTCGGTTTCTTGAATTGGTGCAGGTGGCAGGCGCTGATCTCCTGCATGGGTCGACTGGTGCCGGTCTGCTTTATGCCGGAAACCCCGCGTGTTGGCGCGCTTTCCAACTCGACTTATGTACCGCTTAGCCCGTCAGCCCGGGCATTCACCTGCTGCTGCAATCCAATCAGACGAAGGAATCACAGCATGGAGAAAGTGTGCCCTCAGCCGAACGGGAATGCAAGCGTTTTTCTCACGTATTCACGCCGCCTCTTTCCACTGGTACAGCAGGCCAGAAACCGGAGCCAGCGCGGACTTGTCGAGGTCGTTGCAGGCCTGGAAGAACGCATCGATATGTGACTCCCACTCACGGGTCCAGTTCTCGCTGCAGAGGCGCACGCCGTACTCGTCGGACAGCCAGGCGCGGAAGCACTCGGGCGTCGGCAGCGGGTCAGGCGTCGAGCTCTGTCCGCCCTGATGCTGGCGGCGATACCGGTAGAGAACGCCCTTAGCGACGTACTGCGCCTTCTCGCGCTTGGCTTCGGTCATGCGCGGAAGCTTGGCGGCTGCCATGGCGAACACCAGCTCCTCGGCAATCTCCCGATGGTCGTCGTCGGCCAGTGGCGAGTACATCCAGTGGCCGAAGCACTGCAGGCTGGCCGGCAGCGTACCGATGACTGACTGCACCATGCCGCACAGCGCCTGATCGAGCGCCACGTCGGTGCGGCGGTCCTTCTCGGTCTTCTGGATGCTGGCCTGCAGCATCCCCACCTCGAGGGCGTAGGAGGTAGTCGATTCCCGGCGCTGGTAGTAGGCGTCATGCCAGAGTTGACGCGCGCTGTTCATCTTCATGCTGCTACCTCCCCCTTGAGCATGTTCGGGTTCACCGTGTGCCGGCCAACCTCACCAAACTCCGCGTGATGGATGATGCACTTCATGTTTTGCTGCGCCCGGTAGCCGCCCCATGCGGAGTAAGCATCCTTGGCGGTCAGGGTGTTGAAGGACTCGACGGTGACGCCGCTGTACTCCTTGACGCTCTGGTGGTGGACGTGGCCGATGTACCAGTAGCGGAACTCGGTTCGGCCCCATGCCTGCGCCTGATCGGTAGCCATGACGCCGGGGAGACGGTCAGGCTTGCACGAGTGACCGTGGTGCATCCCGATCAGCACCTTGCCGTGCTCGTGGTACATGAACGGCGCCGGCGAGGTGTCTATCTGGACACGCGGTTCATTAGCGTAGATGTGGCTCAGGGCGATGCTCAGCCAGATAGCACCGGTGTCGTCGTGGTTGCCGATGACGTTGCAGACGCGCACCCGGGCGTGCTTCATCAGTGCGGACTCGATGCACTGCCTCATCACCTTCACGCCAACGCGGATCATCTTCGCGTAGCGCCCGTCGACGTCCAGGATGTGGCCGGACCGGCTCGTGGTGCCTTCCATGTTGTCGGCATGGAACCAGTCTCCGCAGTTGATGATCAGCGCTTGCTCGCAGGCCGGGGCTTGATCGACCAGAGCAGCCATGGCGCCACACTGGACGCGCTCGGCAATGGCCAGATCCCAATCGCTGCCCTGCGTTTCCTCTCCCCATGCGCGCATCCCAATGTGGGCGTCACCGATCGGGTAGGCGGCCAGCAGGTGAGACAGGTAGCTGTTGCCGGCCTTGCGCGGCTCAACCTGCGGCAGATCCTCGGATATCGCCTGGCACGCTTCACGGATCAGTTCAGCCTGGCGCTCTTGGTCGATGGTGGTCTTGACCCATTGAAGCTTGGCCTTGCCGTCTTCGTCGTACAGGGTCGACGTGCCTTTGAGGCGAAAGCCATCCGGCACGGTCTTGGTCATGTCGTGCTCCGGGCTCCACCCTTGGCGAGCCAGGCGCGCCTTGTGGGTGTAGACGTTGCGCTCGTGCATCCCGAGGATCTGAGCGGCCTCAGCCACAGTGCGGCCGTCCAGTGCAGCCCTGATTTCATCGTCTGTCGCCTTGCGTGCGGCCATCAGGCTGCCTCCCCGTCTATCTCTGAAATGGTCACCTCGACGCACCCTAGGGCCTTGATAGGGCCTCTTTTGATGGTCAGATGGTCGATCTGGCTGTCGTCTTCCCAGGCTCCGCCATGGGTGAGTGCGTCAAGCAGTCCTTTGCAGAGGTTGTCCAGATCCCGACGGCGGCGATCTGGCGGGCAAGCGGTGATTACCACCTGCAGTCTTCCTTCCATCTTCTGCACGCCGGCCATCTGGCACAGCGCTGTTACGTCCTTGCAGTAGGTGCGCCCCTTGGCGCTGATCAGCGTTTTGGCGCCAACGCGGCGGTAGTAGGTGTTGTTGCTCGGCGGCCAAGGCAGGCTGATGGCTGTCATCTACTCCCCCTCGCCTTCAGCGCCGCCACAACGGCAGGCCGCGCACTCTCCGGAACAGCTGCCAGCAGTACGTTGCCCTGCCTCTGCTTCTCCGGCCCCTTGAGGTCGCGCACCTTCCACCTGATCAGGCAGGCCGTTTTGTCCGCTTCGATCAGCGCTCTCTCCGCTGCTGGCAATGAGGCCAGATTGAATGAGCCATTCCCGGCCAACGCCGTCGTAGTGCAGTCCGTCATTGCCGTTCTGTCCTATCACGTCGATTCGCGAGAGCTTCATGCGATCTCTGCCTTCTCTTCGGGAGTGCGGCAGTCGATGGTGTTCTGCTGGCCGAAGTCGGCGCGGGTCACCTCGCGCAGCTTGTTCTGATACCAGCAGGCCTTGGCGATGCACTTCTCAACCGGACCTTTCTCGCCAGCGCGCAGGCGGTACTTGAGCGCATTACCCTTGCAGTAGCCGGCGAACTCCTCTGGGGTCAGAGCCGCCTTGATGACGTCGATCGCCTCCATGCCCGGAAACAGCATGTAGTGGCTCGGGCTGTTGATTTCGTCAGTCATTGCGGCTTCCTCGTTGCTCTGTTGTTTGCGATCAGGGGTATCTGGCCGGGCGCAAGGTTCCACGCGAACGTCTCTTTGCATCCGGTGGCGCATTGGCGGGCGTTCAGGCTTGGCATATTGCTCATGGGCTCGCCGCAGTCAGGGCAGGCGCGGCCGAGTGGGGAGTCGGTCATGCGGCGATCACTCCCTCACGGACCAGGATGTCGATAGTCCGCATCACACCCTCTGCGTGAGCGAGACGGATGTCTTCGCGGGTCATGCCTTCCGGTGCCTTGGTGCGGCCGTCGCAGATTGCGTGGCAATAATCATCGGCGTGCGCTCCCTGCAGATCGTTCGGTTTGATACCCATGCCGCAGGTTCCGGCGAGGCGGTAATGCGCGAGAACGGTCGTTTCGGTGTTGTTTGGGCAGCCAAGCAGGCGTACCTGGCAGTCACGGCCACGGGCGGCCTTGGTGAGCTTGGTTTGCTTGGTCATGCTGCGGCCTCCCCGAGCAGATCCCCGAAGAACACGCCGCGCCCGGTGAACTCGGAAACGATGCGGTCGGTGTACTCGATGCCCTGCTTGCGGTTGAACAGGCGCGTAACCGGGAAGCCGTCCGGCCCCATCAGCGAGCACTCGCCCATCAGCCGCAGCTTTTCCTCGTACGGCAGGTGCAGGAAGATACGATTCCAGCCGTCGCGGAACTCCTCGCAGTCTCGGCGCATGATCGGAACGCCGAAGTGCAACTTGCAGTAGCGACGGGCATCGTCCACGTCGCCGATCTGCGTCATCTGCGCGATGCGCTCGTACAGGGAGAACCACAGGGCGTTCTGGTCGAGGGTCCGGTCCTTGCCTTCGCGGAAGCTGACCACGACGTACTTCTTCTCGCGGTACATAGCGGTCAGCTTGTGGATGGCTTCGGAGAGGCGAGTGGCGCTGTTTACTGCGATGCGGTCAGCCATGGCGGCGCGCCTCCCGCTTGTCGTGGTCGTCCTGGCAGGAGATGCAGCGCTCTGCCCACGGAGCAGCAGCGCGACGCTTGGCCGGGATAGCCTCGTCGCAGTCAACACAGAACTCAGCGCCCTGCCCCTGCAGCCTGGCCTGTACCATCGCCACGCCACCGATACGATCCGCTTCCTCTAGGCCAGAGGCGCGGTCTGTTACGTCGGGGGCTGTGCGGGCCTGGTGGAAGGCTTCGGTGATTTCCATGTAGTCAGTCATCGTTTCGCTCCTACGCCGCGCTGGGTGCTTCCGTCAGCACAGACGACGCGATGGTCATTGCCGCGGGATAGGCCTATGCCTGCCCCGGTGATTGCTTGGGGGCGGAAGCCCTGCTTCTGGAGGGCCTGCACGGCCAGGCGCTGCTGAGACGGCATCGCGTAGATGGCCTGGCGGGTCTTGGCGCAAGCGGTGTGCTTATGGCCGTTGCGTGGATTGCCGCAGATGTCGCAGCACCACTTGAGGTCGAGGCCTTCGTGAATGCGGCCGGTGCCGATGGAGGTCGTCATGCCTTGGCCCTCCCGCGTGCGGACTTCCAGTCGAAGCCGACAGCGATACCGCCGCCTTCGCGCAGACGATCCACGCAGCGTTCGCCCAGGGCGCCGGACAGTTCGCCGGCTGGCAGGTTGGAGATGACTACGGTCGGCAGCTGCTCCTCGTAGCGGGCGTTGATGATGTTGAACAGACTGGCCAGCTCAAACTCGGTTGGCTTTGTCGCGCCCACTTCATCGATGATCAGCAGGCTCGGCTTGGTGTAGGCCGCGAATGCGTCCGCCTCGCTGTAGTCGCTTTCCCGGTCGTAGCTGCCCTTGATGTGCTGCAGGATGCCGCCGACTGTGCGGTAGACGGCCGTGGCGGTCGTCGTGCGCATGATGTGGTTGGCGATAGCGGTGGCCAGGTGAGTCTTGCCCGTGCCGACGTTGCCCAGCAGCAGAAGGCAGCGGCCCGCCTCGAAGTGCTCAGCGAAGTTTTCGGCGTAGTCGCGGCAGATGGTCAGCGCCTTGACCTGCTTCGGCTCGGTGGCGATATACCCCTCGAATGTGCGGTCACGGAACCGGGCCGGGATCAGCGCGGCGCCGAGCTTGTTGGCCAGACGGTCGGCAGCGTTCTTTACCCGCTCTGCAGCAATGCGCTCTTCGTCCTGTTTGCGCTGCAGGGCGTCGGCGCAAACCGGGCAGCCGCTCGGGCCTTCCTTGTGCTTGCTGATGATCGCGGCGTACTCGCCGTGCTGATCGCAGACGGCCAGCTCTTTGGCGACGATGCCGAACTTCGCTTCCAGCGGTGCAACGCTCAGGTTGATAGCTTCAGATCGCATAGCTGCCATCCTCCCGCTGGGTCAGGCCTGCCGTCGGGTCGCGGTCTGACAGGCCGATGTGACGCGAGGCGCCCGGGAAGTGGTGCACATTCGCAGCCGGCTTCACTTCGTCATTCCAGCGCTTGCCGTTGAGCCAGGTTGCGGCGTGCGGGATGAACTGCCCGTCGTCCTTCAGCCAGCTCTGGCAGGTGCTGTGCTTTGCCAGAGACTCAAGGATCTGAGCCATCAGCTCGGCATCGGGATTGATCTTCGCGAAGGCCTTGCGCGCGTTGTCCTTGGCGGTCTTGCGCGGGTACAGCTTCCAGAAGGTTTCGAAGGACGCCTCGGTGTCAGCTTTTTGAGGCCCTGATTCGGCCTGCTGCTCTTCCTCCACGACTTCATCGGTCTCGGCAGGCAGAGTGCTCGGCGCTTCCCGGCGGTGCGGGTTCTGGTGCTTGGCCCACTTCACGACCTGGATGATCTTCTTGCCGGCGCGCTCATAGCGGCTGATGAAGCCGTATGCGGCCAGCCCTTCCAGCATTTGCTCGACTTCAACGTCGTCAGCCGGAAAGAGTGCGTTCTTCAGCTTCTTCGGGCGGTCTTCGAGGCGGCCTTCCTTGTCGGCTTCAGTCCAGAGGCCGATGAAGAACAGGCGAGTGGCGAAGTCGAGCTCTTGCAGGTCTTCGTTCTGAAAGAACCCAGGCTTGATATTGCGCGATCTGGCCATCATGCGGCCTCCCGAATGATGGTAGCGAGCCTGACCAGGCCCTTTGGAGTGACGCGCGCCTGCTCGGTGGTCTTCTCTGTTCCGTCAGGGCGCTCGACGGTGCTGTACTTGTGCTCCATCACTCCGGCCTGAATCTTGTCCTGATAGGCAACGAAATGAGTCGAGCCAGTGCGGCGGTAAATCCACTTGCGCGCTTGAAGGATGGCAATCAGGTCCTTGCGCTTGATTTGCAGCGACTTGGCTGCATCCGTGAGACAGAGAGAGCCATCGGCAACGGCGATCCGATTAAGGGCCTCAATCTTGGGCGCCTGCTCTGCAACCACGAGCTGAAGATGACTATTCTGCTCGGCTAGGTCCGCAGCCAGGCGAAGCGCCTCCGGCAGCGTCTGAGGAATTGCAGGCGCCGACGCCGTCTGCTCGAGCTCATGCAGACGGAGGATTACCTTGTGGCGAAGCTTGATGCTGTAGCCAGTGATTAGGGTTTCGGTCAGCTCACGGTCGAGCAGATACTCGGTCTGCTGACGGTTCATACCGTCCAGATAGATGTGCTCAAAAGTGAGCGCATCTCGCTCAAGCTCATCCAGCATGGTGCGGATATCTCGAACGACGTTCCTGTGCTGCTTTCCTGTCAGTTCAGCAATCTCGCGACTGCTCATCTTGAGGTTATTTACAGCGGGTAGTAGGTTCGGCATAATTGACTCCAGTTTGTTGTGTCGCAGTTGAGAAGCCCGGTCTAGCCACCGGGTTTTTTATTGCCCGTTTTTGGTCCCTTTTCAGGGCCTGCCCTCCTCCGAAACGGTTGCACCTTTCCGGTATTGCCTTTCGGCTCAGTGATCTTCCGCAGTTGATCCCTGATCAGCTCGCCGCCCAGGTCTTCTGGCGACTTGCCTTCCTGCCTTGCTAGCTCATGCAATGCGCGCTGGTAGCGCTCATCGAGAGCGACCTCTTGCTCAGCCATAGGGCCTCCTCGGACCCTTCAGGCCGTCTGCACAATCTCGCTATCCTCAAGACGCGAAAGCATGTCCCGCAGGCTGGCTTCCAACAGCTCGCGAGCCAGTACGGCTTTCTGGGTGCGATGGAACTTCGCCAGCGACTGAAGAAGCTCGTCGGTGTCCTCGTCGAGGCGAACCTTCGTGATGTGGTCACGCAAATGTTTGGGGTCGTGGTACATGGTCGATTTCCTTTTCAGTTCTCAGGCGGCCACGCCTTCCCAAGGGAAGGACGGGCACAGCTCTTGCCGGCGGACCTTTCCGCCAGTTGCTGATTCGATCTGTAGTGCACGAGCAGCCGGAATCGGCCGGCCACCTGAGCACCACTGGCTTACAGTCGGCGTGCGAATCTGGAGCTGGCGAGCAAGCTCCGCCTGGCTACCGAGGATTTGCGCTGCCTTCTGGGCTGCTTGTGCGGGGGTCATTTGGTGCTCTCCGTAGTGACACGAGCACAGAATAAGGCATTAGCTAATCGCAAAGCAAGCCATTGCCTAACCGATAATCAACGGAGGTAAATTAGGCAATGCTTAAAGGTGAACAGCTTGGCGCAGCTATAGACGCCGCACGTATCAAAAAGGGCCTTTCTAAGAAGGCCCTCGCCGACCGTTTCAAGGTGAGGCCGCCATCGGTTCAGGGATGGATAGCCACTGGCAGGATCGATAAGACGAAGATGATCGAATTGATCACGTTTTTCGCTGACGTGGTTCCTGCAAGCCACTGGGGCCTTGGGGAGGGAACAGTTCTAGTCATAGACGAAGCGCATCGATCTTCTGGGAAAGAAAGCCAGGGCGGAATTGATCTACAGAGCACCGCCCAAGTAGGCATGACGGCTGTTCCGGCGGATAACCGGTCCGATCGCGTCGCGCTTGGCAAAGCGCTATTCGACAAGGCGACGCCGCGATCTCAGGCAATCATCAACCGCATCGCGGCGCTAGACGCACAAGATCGGCTAACTGACGAAGACATCAAGCTGCTGGAAAGCATCATCGAGCGCTTCAGCAAAGCGAAGTAAGGGAACCTCATGGATGACTTGCTGATAGGGACATTGCTTCCAGGCGCCGTATCGATCCAGAGACAGAACGTGAACCCTGTTTGGCGCGGCAACGTCACACTCGGCCAGATCAGGCGGCAGATGTACGTCAAGGCAGTAGAGCCTAGAACGCTCGCAGTTGAGGTTATATGTGCGCTCGTAGGTCGCTCAATCGGGCTGCCTATTCCTCGGCCAGCCTTGGTTCGCGTCACAGATCGCGCGCTACCTGGCGTCATAGGCTCTATGGTGTTTTTCGGGTCAGAGTCAGTCGACAACCCAGACCTGAAACAATGGCTCAGCCGTGACCCTGATCAAGCTATGGATCAGCTGTCGCAATGGTCAAAGCTCATTGATGCCGGCTGCTTCGATGAGTGGTCCGGCAATGCCGACAGGCACGGTGGCAACATCCTCTACGGAGGCGGCAGTAATTTTGCGCTGATCGACCATAGCGAAGCCATCCCTCGTAATCTTCAGGTGGCCGATCCTGCCCCTGCAAATCTCCTGCTCACATATGCGGCGGGAGACCAGTCGCCAAAAACCCTGGACGTCCTGATCAAGAAGGCAAAAACCTCTTGTCAGCCTTTTGCCGGCGCCAGCGTTCGCGATGAGATTTTGGCGATCCTTAAGGGACTTTCTGATGCACCAACGGTCGATAGTTTGATGGCATTCCTGCATCAGCGTATCCATGCGCTTATGCTGCTAATATCCACGCGGATAGGCCACGCGCAATCGTCCTTGGAACTTCAAAAGAAATGACTAGCTTCCCCGACTTACCTAGCTACACAGCTAGGGCTAGCCACATTTTCTGGGAACCGATCATAGGATCTGGCGAGCGGATTACCGCTGCCGTAGCGCTTGCTGATGAGTCTGGTTCGCCGAGGGTAATCAGCCTACTCAGCCCAGAGATACTCTCGGTTCTCTACCGCGGCCAGGGCAGCAACGCAGCCAGCTTGCTCGCTATCCTGACAGACAGCCTCAAGATGCACCTGAAGAGAACGGGCGATATTGAGGGGTGGGTTCCGCCCGTCTCCGGCTTTTTCGCCCAGCCGATGCGCGACTACGCGGGACATAGCACGGAAGATGTGCTTGATCAGGTCGCCGGCCTGCACTCAAGTCTGTACAAAGCCAAGGCTCCGGCAAAGCAAGAGCGGCTTCCGGCACACAGCGAAGAGACAATTCGTCAGCAAGTGAAGAATGCCGCCCGGCGAATTTATGGGCTGCAGGCTGACAGGATATTCACCCAGGACGGAATCATCGAAGTAGTCGAAGGCGGGCAGAAGCACCATATCGACATCCCGATCAAAACCGAAACGAAAGTTGGCAGCATCATGTCGGCCTGGTTCAACACGCCGGCAACCATCGAAACTCACTTCTTGCGTGCGCAGAGCAACCTCTCTGTCGCATCAGAGCGCGGCCGTTATCAGCCAGGCCTGTTCATCTCAATGCCGAACGGGCTTGAGGGGCACCGTAACCAGCTACAGGTGGAGAACTTAATCGACGACATCTACTGGCGCCTTCAGAAGATCGGTTATTACCTTGAGGTTCGCGAAACACCCGAATCGCTGGCCCAAGAGATATTCGAATGGGCTGCGTAGCCAGCGTCGACACCAACCAAGAAGCCCGCGCAATGCGGGTTTTTTTGTGCCTGCTAAACAGCTCTATTCCGCCACATACAAGCATTGTCCTGTCCTTGGACTGGCCTAGGCCATGTCGAGCCCGGCTGATTCCTGATTCCTGATTCCTGATTCCTGATTCCTGATTCCTGATTCCTGATTCCTGATTCCCTCAAGAGGGCCTCGGCGGTGCCTCGGGGCGACTCCGGTCGTCCTCATGAAAAAAATTAGCTAATGCCTATTGCATGAGATTAGGCATTGGCTTATTGTTCACCCATCGACGCAGCAGCACCGCGTCAGGGCCTCGAAAGTCGCCCATCGCTCTTTAACAGATTGGGAACATCGCGGCGGGGTCTGCTTCGGCATACAGCGCGATCAACAAATTCCCCGCCCCATGCCAGCTCTGGGACTGGCCGTGGCTCCACATGCAGCCACGCGAAGTTGCGCAACCGCCACCCTGGAATACGCCAGTAGCTGACCAGGGCCTGAGACGACTCGGCATAGCGCGCAACGGAGAACGAACTGTCAAGGAATCCTTGGTAGTTCAAACGGAACATTCACTTCTGGCCATTCGCAAGAGTGGCCAGCGGGAAGAAAACCGAACGGAGCAACACCATGAAGGCAGCAGTTCTTGTTCTGGACAAATGCACCGGTCACTGGATGACGCCAGAGGGCGCCTACTCGATCAAGGTCGGGTTCGCAGATGGCGAGTTCACGCCGGTCAAGTGGCTGGCCTAACCCCACCCCCGCAGCTTGGCTACAGGCTGCAGCGGGGATTAACAGAATGGAGAGAGAGTATGGCGAACCTGCATGTTGCGACATCGCCGCTGACCAATCGCATCTATTGCGGCGGAGTGGCCAAGAATGGTCGGAGCTGGAACAGCAACAAGACCGATGTAACTGGCGAAGCAAGCGCCGCTGTCGCTCAGCATGTGCTGGCAAACAAGGAGCCGGTAGTTATCACCTGTAACGGTGTGCCGACCTACCGGATCACCGTCGAAAAGCTAAGCAACGCTGACGACTGATTACCGCCCCACTGTCACCCATCAGCACATAGGAGGACAGGCCATGCTAACCGGCCCCGAAGTCCTGATCCTCTGCGCCATCCTCGCATCGCTGTATGCGTGGGAGTGGTGGCGCCATAAACCCTGAGCCAGCCAGACCAGACCCTAACGGGCCTGTAATAACCGAGGGCGCCCGGTTCTGGTAGCGCCATGACCATCAGCTGGAGCCGATCCGGCGTCACGGAAGACAACTCCTGCCTAGCGCCTGCCGGGAATCGGTAGCAGGCATTCATTCCATCGCCCATCCGGGCAACCGAGGTATCCACCATGTACAGACACGAACCAGGGGTTCGGGAATACCCGTGCCCGGATGACAGCGTTTCGCTCGAAGAAGCCATTCAGGGGCAGCTGGAGGAGCTGGATGAAAAGACCGTCGCCTCCTTCATCGCCTACTGCGATGACCGGATCGACGCATTCCTCGAGCACGAGGCCAACAGGCGCCGCGAACACGCCGAAGAGATTAAGCGGGAGGCAGCATGAAGACCGAAGACACCATTCGCGAGCACTTCAAGCTGCTCCGATCAGCGCCATTCCAGGCCATTGCCGACTACCACGTCAACGTTCTGTACGGGTATCTGAAGGCTCTGCGCGAGACGGACCAGATCGAACATAAACTCTACCTGCGACTGCATCACGCGATGACCAAAGCGTGGTCGCTGAAGCTGCGAACCAGCATGAGGACGGCGGCATGAGCAAGGAAGTGGAGCGATACACGTTTGTTTGCGACATAGAAAACGATGAATACGTCCTCGCATCCGACTACGAAGCCCTTCTCGCTGAGAGGGATGAGCTGGAGGCGCAGGTCAGCGCACTACACCGCGGCATCAAGGCAAAGCTGCCAGGAAGAAGCCTTGTCCCGGTCGGGAGTGGCGCCCTGCACGCTGGGCAGAACTACTGCTATCGCAGGGGCTGGAAAGACGGCGTCGCCGCTCTTAGATCCCAAATACGCGCCGCCCTGCAAGGAGCCCAGCCATGACCCTCAAGAACCTAGCCGGCGCATTCCTGCTGTATTGCGGAGTGGCGCCTTTCTTAGCGGCTCTCGCCTACGTGGCGCTATTGGGGGGTGTGTGATGGCCACCAAATACCAACGCGCCAAGCGCATAGCCTTCTGGAAGCTCTACGGCTACGGCCTGGCAGTGCTGACGCTGCTGGCTGTAGCGCAAGGCCTTGCAGATCGAATCACCAACGGGGCTCCGCTATGAGAACCGAAGTCATCGACTACGACGACACCCCCACAGGCCACTCATTCGCAGCGGCGTGGTGGACCCTTACCGGGTTCGGCGTGCTGGCTGGCGTGCTGCTGATCGGCCTGGCTGGCGAGGCGGCGATCTACAACCTTTTCGGATAACCCAACCTACTGACAGGCTGCGCGAGACGCGGCCAAGGAGAACTCATGTCTACGGAATTGGCCCTCGTGCCGCCAAAGGAAACCGCACTGCAAGTCTTCCAGGCTGCGAACGGCCTTGACCCGTACCTGCAGCAGATTCGCGCCGAGATCGACGCCTTCGTGCCGGATGTGTCGACGAAGAAAGGCCGCGACGCCATCGCATCGATTGCCCACAAGGTCGCCCGCTCGAAAACGGCGCTAGACAACGTAGGCAAGGAGCTGGTCGCCGAGCTGAAGGAAATCCCGAAGAAGATCGACGCCGAGCGCAAGCGGATGCGCGACACGCTGGACGCTTGGAAGGACGAGGTGCGGGCGCCGCTAAATGAGTGGGAGCAGGCCGAAGCGGATCGGGTGGCACGCCACAACGACCGAATCGACTGGCTGCGCAACCGTGATGACCAGGTAGCCGAGCTGTCGGCCGCGGAGATTCAAAGCCGCATCGCTGACACCGAGGCAGTCGAGGTCGGCCCGGATTTGGAAGAGTTCGAAGCCGAAGCGCATCGCGTCAAGGCTGCCACGCTCACCACCCTGCAGCTGGCGCTGACCAAGCGGCAGGCATACGAAGCCGAACAAGCCGAACTCGAACGCCTCCGCGCCGAAGCTGCCCAGCGCGAGCAGAAGGATCGCGAGGAGCGCATCGCCCGGGAAGCCGCCGAGCAAGCCCAGCGCGAAGCCGAGCAGCGCGCACAGGCCGAACGTGACGCAGCAGCCAAGCGTGAAGCTGACGCCAAGGCCGCAGCCGAACGCCGCGAGCTGGAACTGAAGCTGCAGGCCGAACAAGCAGAGCGCGAGAAGCTGGAAGCCCAGCAGCGTGCCGAGCAGGCAGAGCGAAAGGCGATAGACGATGCCCTGCTAGCTGTAGCGGAAGAACGTAAGCGCCAAGCCGACGAGCAGGCCCGAATCGAAGCCGAAGCAAAGGCCCGCGAGGCAGACATCGCGCACAAGACTGTCGTCCTGACCTCTATCAAAGAGGCCTTCATGGGCGCAGGCATCACCGAAGAACAGGCCAAGGCCATCATCAACATGATCCGCAAGGGCGAAGCGCCCAGCGTGTCGATTACCTACTGAGGCAGCCATGAACACAGCAATTGCCCAGCGGCAGGAGTCAGCCGCAATCGTCCAGGCGACGGAATCGACAACCATCCTTCAGGTCATCCAGCGCGCCGCCGCAGACCCTCAGTGCGACATCGAGAAGATGGAGCGCCTGATGGCCATGCACGAGCGGATGCAGGCGCGTAACGCCGAGGCGGAGTTCAGCGCGGCGATGGCAGAGATGCAGTGCGAGATCCCGAGCATCGCCGAGCGCGGCAAGGGTCACGGCTCCATCCGCTACGCCACGCTCGAGGACATCAACGACGTGATGAAGCCGATCATGCAGCGTTACGGCTTCGCGATCTCCTTCAAGGTTGAGCATCACCCGGGCGGGATCAATGTCACCGGGATTCTGATGCACCGCGCCGGCCACCGTGAGCAGACGACGATGCTGCTGCCGAGCGATACCAGCGGCAGCAAGAACGCCGTCCAGGCAGTTGCCTCGTCGGTCAGCTACGGCAAGCGCTACGTGATGTGCGCCATGCTGAACATCACAACCCGCGGCGAAGACGACGACGGCTATGCAGCGGCACCGACGGCAAAAGTGACCGCGCCGCAGGCGGCACAGCTGCGCGCGCTGCTGGAGAAGTGCAGCGACAAGGCCAAGACAGCATTCGAAGGCATGCACGGCACGCCGGAAAGCGTGGCCAAGGCTGAGTTCGACAAGGTGCTGGCAGCGCTAACCAAGTCGGCCAACAAGGCCAAGGAGTCTGGCAATGCAGATAATCCGTGACGTAGAGCAGGGGTCGGCCGATTGGCTGGCCCTGCGCCTGGGAATCGTGACCTGCTCCGAACTGGATTGCCTGCTGGTCAACGGCAATGGTGAGGCCGGCTTCGGGGCCGGCGCCTTCACCTACATGGACACGCTGATCGGCGAGCGCATCACAGGCGAGGCCGCAGACCCGTTCAGCGGCAACCGCCACACCGAGCGCGGGCATGAGCTGGAAGCCGTCGCCCGCGGCCTGTACGAGTCGCGTGAAGAGGTCGCCACGGAACAGGTGGCCATCATCCTGAATCACGGCATCGGCTACTCGCCGGACTCGCTGGTAGGCCACGAAGGGCTCACGGAGATCAAAACCAAGCTGCCGAAGTTTCAGGTCGGCGTGATCCTCGCCGGCGAGATTCCGAAGGAGCACGTCGCGCAGTGCCAGGGCGGCCTATGGGTATCGGATCGGGAATGGATCGACTTCGTGTCCTACTGGCCCGGTATGCCCCTCTTCGTCAAACGCGCATACCGCGACGAGGCGCTGATTCGCAAGATCAGCGAGCGCGTTTCCACCTTCTACGAACTGCTCGAAGAGCGGATGAATCGGGTCATGGGCATTGCCGCCTAACCCAACAACCAAGGAGCCGATATGGCACAGCTATTTGGACTGGCCC